GCCGATTTAAAAAGCTAATAAAGATTGGAAGTTTTTATTTTCATTAGCAAAGATGTTACATAAAACTGTAGCTGAATTATGTGATACTTTGACTATTGAAGAAATGATAAGTTGGGCTGCTTATGGTGAATTAGAACATGAAGAATATGAAAAACAACGAGAACAAGCACAACGAAGTAATGCTTTAAGAGGTAAAAGAAGGTAATATAGAGAAAATGTTTTAGTTTTTATAGCAAGTGGCTAATTATAATATTGATATTGGTGTTGTCATAAAAGGAAATGAAAAAATAACTAGATTTAATGAGAATTTAAAAAAAACGAGTTTACAAGTAAAACAATTAAATGATTTCTTAAAAGTATTTCAACAAGGTGGAAATGGTTTAGTAAAAAGTTTTAATACTCTTAATCAAACTCTTTCAACGGCAAAAGCAAATTTTAATGCTGTTGCTTCTGGAACAAAATTACAGGAAAAGGCTGCAAGACAGTTAATAGTAGCTGAAAAAGAATTAAATAAAGAACTTAAACAACGTGAAAAACTTCTACAAAGAATAAGTACTAAACCATTACCTTTACCTGGTACAGGAGTAGGTAGAGATCCTATTGCTAGTTCTATCGAAAGAAGAAGAAGAAAATTATCAAGAGGTGCTAATCAATTTAGTGCTCCTATTGGTCCTGGTCAAGCTGTTCCTGCTAATTTACGTTCTCCATTACCCCCTCGGTCTGATGTAATACTTTCTTCACCATTACCACCAAGATCACCATTACCACCAAGATCATCATTAGAACCTGGAAAAAGCTTATTTGGTCAAAGTGTAAGTATTGAGGGTAGATCAGAAAAAATAATACAAGAAAGATTTGCTTTAAGCAGAAAATTAGCAGAAATGACAGAAAGAGATTTAAAAGCAAAAAATAAAAGTGTAAATATTGAAGAAAGACTAAAAAAAGGAATACAAGAAAGAAATCAATTAAGTGCAGCTTTAGAAAAGATGGAAAAACGAAGTGCTGCAAATTTAAAAGATCAAGTTAAATTACGCAAACAATCCAGAAAAATTGGTCAAGAAAATGTAAAGCTAAAAATTAAAGAGGCACAGGCAACAAAAAAAGTTGCACAAAATGAAGCATTAGCAAGTAGAACAGCAGCAAGAAGAAGAATAGGAAGTACAGCCAGCAGTGCAATTATTGGTGGTGCATTTCCTTTATTATTTGGACAGACAGGTGCAGCAGCAGTTGGTGGTGGAATTGGTGGTGCAGCAGGTGGTTTAATTGGTGGTCAATTTGGTTTTGCTTTGTCAATTCTTGGTACTGCAATAGGTTCTGCTATTGATAAAAATGAAAAGTTTAATAAATCTCTAGCTGCTTTAAATGTTCAATTTTCAACTACAAGCGGAGGTACTCAAATATTAGCTGCTGATGTTGATAGATTGGCAAAAAAACTTTCTATAACAAAAGAAGAAGCAATAGCAGCTTTAGGTGCTTTTAAAGAATTTGGGTCTGGCTCAGTAGCTAAATCTTTAGTAAGTATTTTTGGTACTGATTCTGGTGCTTTTGATACTTTAGCAGCAACAAATAGACAAGCTGCTTTAGCTAAACAAATATTCGATACAAGAAAACAAATAGGTAATCAAGTTGCAAAACAACTATTACAACAAAATCTAGTTAATGATAGTTCCACTATTGAATTAGCTTTAGCGGAAGCAAAGGCGAAAGCAGCAAATGATGAAGCTATTGCGAAAGCCAAAGTTATAACTTTTACAGATCGGTTGGCTGCTCAAGCTGCTGCTCAAGCTGGACGACCTGTTGATATTAATATTTTTGGAGAAGAAAGAGCACAGAAAATACAAACAGAATTTGATAAAAATAGAAATAAAAGATTAGAAGATTTTAAAAATTCATTAAAAGAAGTTAGAGAATTACTTGGTCTTGTTAATGAAGCTAATGGTCAATTTGGTCAGTCGGGAGTTTTAGCTTTTAGTGCTATTACAGATAAAGTAAAAGATCTTCAAGATGAAATGAAAAGACTTCAAAATCCAATATCTCAAGTTATTTTGTTAAGTGAATCTATTGCAAGATCCTTTGAAGATTCTTTTGTAGGAATAATCAAAGGTACTATGTCAGTTGGAGATGCGTTCAGAAATATGCTTAATGTAATAGCAGATGAATTTATACGAAATGCAGCAAGAATGGCAGCAAATCAATTCCAACAAGGTATATTAGGTTTCTTAGGTAATATGCTTTCTCCTGTTAAAGCAATACCAAAACAATCTTCTACTGGTCCTTTAGGTAATTTTGATTTTGGAATGGCAGCCGATGGAGGTCGTATTCCAGGTGGTCGTCCTACTCTTGTTGGAGAACGTGGACCAGAACTATTTACACCTGGAGTATCAGGAATGATTACACCAAACCATGCTCTTGGTGGTTCTACAAGTATTGTTGTAAATGTAGATGCTTCTGGTTCTTCTGTTGAAGGTGATGAGCAGCAAGCTAGAGAACTTGGTCGTGTTATCTCAGCAGCAGTACAATCTGAATTAATACAACAGAAAAGACCTGGAGGTTTACTTGCATAATGGCTACTTTTCCTTCTATTGCTCCTAAATACGGACAACAAAAAAGATCTGCACCAAATACTAGAACAGTTCGCTTTGCTGATGGTTATGAACATAGAATTTTATTTGGATTAGCACAACATCAAAATCCAAAGATATTTAACCTAACTTTTGAAGTATCAGAGTCAGATGCAGATACAATAGAAACTTTTCTTGATGCAAGAGCAAATGATAGTACCAGCTTTACTTTTACACCACCTGGAGAAGCAAGCTCTTCTCAATTTGTCTGCGAAGCATGGAGCAAGTCAATACCATATTTAAACAGAGCCACGATACAGGCAACATTTAGGGAGGTGTTTGAACCATGACTGTTGCTACCGCTTGGACAGCTAATACGTCAAAGTCTTTAGGAGATATTGTTTGCCCTACAAATGTAGTGGGAGGAGTATTTTTTCGCGTTATAACAGCAGGTACAACTGGAGCAGGAGAGCCATCATGGACAACAGTTATAGGAGAAAGTGTTTATGACGGTAACGTTGTTTATGAAACATTTAGCAGTATTTTTAATGACATTTCAAAAATAAATCCGACTTCTATTATCGAATTGTTTGTTTTAACTTTAAAAACAAATTTACATGGAACTAATGTAGGCATGCCTATAAGTAATAACGAAACTAATATTTATAGATTTCATGCTGGAACTAACCATACAGATCAAAATATTCAATGGGCAAATAAAAAATATGAAAGATTCCCAATTATTGTTGAAGGTTTTGCTTTTAAAAAAGGTCAGCTACCTAGACCTAAACTCATAGTAAGTAATGCTCAAGGAACGATATCAGAAATTCTTGATGCGGTAAATGTAATTACAGCAGGTAATGATTTAACAGGTGCTACTGTTGCAAGAATAAGAACATTAGCCAGATTTATTGATAATCAGAACTTTAGTGGCAATAATCCTTTTGGAACTCCCGACCCAAATGCAGAGTTTCCTAGAGAGATATACACAATAGATCGAAAGGCTACAGAAAATAGAGAAGTTGTTGAATTTGAACTAGCAGCAGTTTTTGATTTAGCTGGCATAAGAATACCAAAAAGACAATGCACTAGAGATTTATTTCCTGCTATTGGTACGTTTATTCAATGAGTTGGCAAGATAAAGCATTGGTTCATGCTAAAGACCAAGATCCCAAAGAATCTGTAGGATTACTTTTAAATATTAGAGGTAAAGAAAGATATTATCCTTGTGAAAATTTAGCAATAACATCGCATCAACACTTTATTCTTAATCCAGAAGATTATGTAAAAGCAGATAATCTTGGTGAAATAACTGCTGTAATTCATAGTCACCCAGTTTCTAGCCCAGAACCTAGTCAGGCAGATAAAGTAAGTTGTGAGCAGAGTAAATTACCGTGGTATATTGTCAATCCAAAAACAGAAGAGTGGGCATACCTAGAACCAATAGGCTATGAAGCACCTTTATTGGGTAGAGAATGGGTATGGGGTGTCACTGATTGTTGGAGTTTAGTTGTTGATTATTATAAAAAAGAAAAGGGAATAGTTTTAAAGGATTATGAAAGAACAATGACAGCAGATGAGTTCTTATTTGATCCATTATTTGAAAGTTATGCTTGGCGAACAGGATTTAGAGAATTAAGGCCAGATGAAAGATTACAAGAGGGTGATGTTTTATTAATGTCTATTATGTATCCAACTTTAAATCATGTAGCAGTTTTTTTAGGAGATATGGTTTTACATCATTTAGCAGATAGACTATCTTGTAGAGAGCCTTACTCTGAATGGTTGTTAAAATGTACTGGTAAGAGGTATCGCTATGCTCAGAACAGTTAAACTTTATGGTGACCTAGCAGAATTTGTTGGATATAAAGAGTTAGATGCAGTCGTAAATTCTACTGCCGATGCTATAAAATTTTTAATAACTAATTTTGAAGGAATAGAAACGCACATGGCAACTCGCCATTATCAAGTGTTAGTTGATAATTATGAAATAGGTGAAGAAGATATTCATAATCCTATAGGACAATCAGATATTAGAATTGTTCCTGTTATATCTGGTTCTGGTGGATTAGGAAGAACATTAGCAGGGGTAGCCTTAATAGGATTAGCTTTAACAACAGGTGGAGGGTTTGCTGTTTTTAAAGCAGGAGAAGCAGGTTTTTTTGCAAGTACAGCGATGAATCTAGGAATAGGTTTAACATTAATGGGTGTAAGTGAACTATTATTTCCTCTTCCTAAACCAAAAGATTTTAACAACGAAGAAGATCCTAGAGTATCTTTTAGTTTTTCTGGAGTACAAAACACTTCAAGGGCTGGAACTAGCATACCTTTATGTTACGGAGAGATAGTAACTGGATCGGTTGTAATTTCAGCAGGTATTGACACACAGCAAATTATCGCAGGAGAAACGTAATGGGTAAAATTATAAGAGGTTCTAAGGGACAACCTGCTCCAAGAGAACCAGAAAGAGCCGAAGATACTCTTAACAGTAAAGAATTTGCTACGATTCAAGATTTGTTATCTGAAGGAGAAATAGAGGGTTTTGCAACACCATCTAAAAAAGGTATTCCCCAAAATGATGCTAATTATAAAAATGCGTGTTTAGCAGATATTTTTTTAAATAATACTTCTGTTTTAAATGTCAGCCCAGATGATCCAAACTTTACTACTAAATTAAATAACTTAACTGATACGGATTTTAATTTTGAGGACGTAAGTTTTACTCCTCGTTTTGGTACATCTAATCAAACACCTGTTCGTAATTTAGACAATGCAAATTTAGAAAAAGTATCAAATACTATACTTACAAACTCTGCTGTTGTCACAACTACTGCACCTGTTACTAGCCCTTCTCTTACGTTAGGTAAACACGCAGTTGAAGTGACAGTTCAATTTTTAGCTTTACAAAAATTTGAAAATAATGGAGATATTTTAGGAACAGAAGTTAATTATAAAATTCAACTTTCTGTAAATGGAGGTGTTTTTGTTGATAAGGTAAATGAAACTATAACAGGAAGAAGTAAAGATTCTTACTCCAGAGAACATACAATAAATTTACCTCAACAATTATTTGGACAGACTGCTTATTCAAATAATACAAAAATTAGAGTCGTAAGAGTTACTGCTGACAGTGACCCAGATCTTATTCAAGATACTTTTGGTGTATCAAGAATTGAAGAAATTGTATTTAATACTCAAAGTTATCCTGACTGTGCATATTCAACATTAAGAGTAAGTGCAGAACAGTTTAGCTCTGTTCCACAAAGAGCTTTTCGTATTCGTGGAATAAAAGTAAAAATTCCAGGTGCAGGTGCAAATAACACTCCAGCACCAACTGTTGATACTGAAACAGGCCGTATTGAATATGACCCTAATTATATTTTTAATGGAACTATGGGTGCTGCTGTATGGACCACTTGCCCTGCAATGATATTGCTAGATGTTCTAACAAACAAAAGATATGGATTAGGTGTTCATATCTCACCAGATCAGTCTACTGATGAAAAATTATATGAAAATATAGATTTATTTAGTTATGTACAGGCATCTAAGTATGCAAATGCAGAAGTAACATTAGATGATGGAACAAAAGAAGCTAGGTTTGCTTGTAATGTTTGCATACAGGGAACAACAGAAGCATTTACTTTGATAAATGAATTAGCTGGAGTTATGAGGGCTTTTCCTATATGGCAAACAGGTTCAGTAACACTTGCCCAGGATAGTCCAGCCGATCCAACCTATTTGTTTAGTTTGGCTAACGTAACTGAAGCTGGTTTTACTTATTCTGGAAGTAGTTTAAAACAAAGACACTCTGTAATATCTGTAAGCTATTTCAATATGGATAGTAGAGAAATAGATAATGAAGTTGTTGAGGATTCTACTGCTATAGCAAAACTGGGAATCATTAAAAAGACAATAAAAGCATTTGCTACAACATCAAGAACGCAAGCTATAAGATTAGCTAAAGCTGTATTATTTAGTGAACAACAAGAATCTGAAATTGTTAATTTTACAACATCTGTAGATGCAGGTGCAATAGTAAGACCTGGAAGCGTAATTGCTATTAGTGATCCTGTTCGGGGAGATCAAAGACGATCTGGAAGAATTAAAAGTGCTACAACTACAGCTATTACAGTTGATAATTCACAAGACTTATCTTCATTTGCAGGTTTAAATAGAGAATTGAGTGTAATATTACCTGATGGTAAAGTTGAAACAAAAACTGTACCTACTGGTCAAAATGGCATAACAAATAATAACACTGTTATAAACGTAAGTTCCGCATTCTCACAAGCACCAAGTAATAATTCAATATGGGTTTTATCGAGTACAAGCAGTGGTGGCTCACCTAAGAAAACATTTAGAGTTATATCTGTAGAAGAACAAGATGGTATTAATTATACAATTAGTGCATTAACTTTTAATCCTCTCAAGTATGCCAATATTGAAGAAGGAGTTCCTCTTCCTGCAAGAAATTTATCCTTATTAAATCAACCAAAATCACCACCATCAGGTTTAGTTGCTGAAGAAAGAGTTATTGTAAAGAATAAACTTGCGATAGTAAAAATAATTTTATCTTGGGTATCAGTAACAGGCACAAGTCGTTATCAAGTTCAATATAGATATAATGAAACAAACTGGGTCGTTCAAGACGTATTTAGACCAGATTTTGAGATAGAAAATACTAGGGCTGGTAAATATGAATTTAAAGTTTTTTCTTATAGTGCAACTTTAAAATTATCAAACGCATCTACGAATTTGACACTAAACGCTAAAGGTAAAACAGATCCACCTGGTAATGTTCAAAATCTGACAATGGAACCAGTTACAAATAAATTAGTAAGGCTTAGATGGTCTAAAGCTGTTGATCCTGATGTCTTACATGGTGGAAGAGTATATGTAAGACACAGTAATTTAACTAATGGATTAGGTACATTTCAAAATGCTTCTGATATTGTAGAATCTTTGGCTGGTGCAACTACAGACGTAGTAGTCCCCTCTTTAGAAGGAGAATATATTTTAAAGTTTCAAGATGACCAAGGCATCTTTAGTCTTGGCGAAACTAGTGTTATACAAGACTTGCCTGACTTGATAGATACTCAAGATGTATTTGAAGACAGAGAAGATTTTGATAATCCTAAATTTCAAGGAGATAGGATTAATACAGTAGTTGATATTGATACTGGTTTATTACGACTTACAGATCCAACAGTTGTAAAGACAGGCACATATGTTCAAGATAATGCCAACCCTGTAGGTAGTGGGGTCGCTGGTACGACTATAACTATTACTAGTACATCTCACGGCATAAGTGTAGGTGAACTTTTACAAATAAACTTTACTGGAGGAAAAGCTATAAGTGGAGAATATACTATTGCGTCAGTTCCAAACGCAAATACTCTTACTGTTACATCAGTTAAAGCTTTTGCAACAAATGGAAATGTCAGCATAGATAGAGGATTGCGAGGCACATATGATTTCAAAGATGTTTTGGATCTAGGAGATGTTTTTTCTATAGATTTGAGAAGAACATTACTTTCAGTTGGTTTTTTAACTGGTCAAACTATTGAAGCATTAATTCCTAATACATCACCTGAATTTGGTGGGCCTGCCGATGGTGGTTTTGATAATTATGCAACTGATGGTAATTTTGACGGCCCAGCAGCAGACCAAGCAAACTGTAAAATGCAGGTAGCAACATCTCAAACAGCATCAGGAAGTTTTGGATCGTTTAATAACTTTGCCAATGGAACATTTAAAGGTCGTAGATTCAAGTTTAGATTAGTTTTAGAAACAACTAATGTGACTCAAAATATGAATGTAACGGAAGCAGGATACATAGCGGAGTTTCAATCAAGAACAGAACAAAATTATCGAACATCAGGCAATAACACTTCAACTTTACCGCAGAACTCTGGTACTGCTCAAACGAATCCAAACGGTTTAGATGTTACGTTTGGAACTCCATTTTTTACGGGTTCATCGAATCAATTTAAACCATCTATAGGTATAACAATTATGGGTGCTGCTGCTGGAGAATACTTTGTAATTAAAACAGATTCAAATGGCGATTACCTTAACGCAGCAGGTAATGTTGTTACTGGCACAGGATTTAATGTAAAGATATTAGATAGTTCAAATAATCCAGTAAATAAAAAGTTTACATTCCAAGCTGTCGGATATGGCAAAGGGGTGTAATATGGAAAAAAAGATTTTTAGATGACTCAAGTTGGAGATTACGATATACCTAACGCTTCGGGAGCTACAGTCCGTGGTGAATTAAATCAAATTCTTGAGGCTATAAAAACCTGCAATAGTGGTTCTAGCAATCCTGCTGGTGCGGTTGAATTTATGTTATATGGTGATGATTCTGATAAAATTTTAAAAATTTTTAGTTCTACTAATAGTACTTTTACAGAGATAGGAAATATAGATCAAGCTAATTTAGGTTTACTACCGAAAAGTGGTGCAACTGCCATGTCAGGTGGTTTGCAATTAATACCTGGGGCATCAAATAATTTAGCATTAAAGTTTTCTAACGATACAGATACAGGGTTATTCAGACAAGGCAGTGGATCTATAGGGATAGTTTCAAATACTGACGAGGTAGCCAGAATTGATGCTAATGGATTGCAGATTAAAAAAGGAAAATCTCTTCAAATATATAATAGTGGAAACACCAAAAGAATTGATATTAATTTTGCAGGTTCTAATGATTTGAACTTTGCATTACCTACAGCAGATGGTTCGGCTGGAAGTTTTATGAAAACAGATGGATCAGGTCAACTTTCTTTTGAGGCTGTAGCAGGTGTTCCAAGAGGTGCTGTATTTTGCATGGCAACATCATCAGTACCAGATGGTTATTTAGAATGTAATGGTGATAGTATTCCAGACGGTAATGGTACAGTTCAAGGAAAAAACGCAGATTTTGCTCCTTTAAGAGCATTGATTGGTGCTACTTTACCTGATCTTAGAGGTGAATTTGTTAGAGGTTGGGCAAGTGATACTACAGACTCAACAAGAGATCAAGGTAGAAGCATACTTGATCCTCAATCAGATGATATTAAATCACACAATCACTCTGCTTCTTCTACTTCAAGTGTTACTGACTCAGGTCATAATCATAACCTTTTATACAATAATGGTTCTTTTGGTGGCTCATCTGGTGCTGTTACTCCTAGAGGTGGCAATACTCCATCGACTCCAGGTATTAATAATAGAATTTCATCAGAAACTACAGGTATATCTGTCTCAACTTCTACAAGTATTGGTAATACTGGAGGTTCTGAAACTAGACCTCGTAACGTAGCATTAATGTACATTATTAAATTCTGATTATGGCAAACCCTGGCGAATACGATTTAAAGATTTATAGAAGAGCAGATCATTCTTTTTCTGTAAACCTTAAGGATAGTAATAATAACAATGAAAATTTAAATGGTAAAACTATTCTTTCTCAAATATGGGACGAGGCTAGAACAACAAAATTAGCAGATGCAACTATAACAGTCGTAAGTGCTTCAGGAGGCGATATTAAGTGGTCAGTTACAGATATTCAGACTGAAGCAATGACAGATAATATTTATAAATATGATATTTTAAAAATTGAACCAAATAGTGATAGAGAATATTTTCTTAAGGGTACAATATATATGAAAGAAGGCTACACAAAACAATGACAAACGTAAACATCACAGAAGACAAGTATCAGGTTAGTGTATCTGAGGGAGTGACTACGGTTGTTACTGTTAAAGCTCCTGGTCCGCAGGGTACTTTTATTGATGGTGATTTAGGTGATGTAACAGTATCAAGTAATGGAGCGAATATTGTTGTAAATTCTGGAGCTATAAATAATGCAAAGATAGCTAGTAATGCTGCAATTGGCTTGTCAAAACTTGCTACTGGAGCGTTACCTACAGGTATCACAATTAGTAGTGCTAATATTCCTGATCTTACTATTGTCAACTCTGATGTTAGTGCCAGTGCTGCTATAGAAGGATCAAAATTACAGGCTTCATCTGGATCTAATTCTGGAACGATGTCTTCTACTGACTTTACAAAATTAGCTGGTATTGAGAGCAATGCCACTGCCGATCAGACTAAATCAGATATAGACGCTCTTGGTATTGCAGCTTCTACAGCAACGACATTAGCAAACGCAAGAACTATTGCTGGTTCGTCTTTTGATGGTTCTGCCAATATTGATATTTCATATACAAATCTGACTAATAAGTTATCTGTTGGTGATGGAGGATTAACACAGAATAACTTTACAGATGCACTTAAAACTAAATTAGATGGTATTGCGACAGGAGCTACTAATGTCAGTAACACAAATCAACTGACAAATGGTGCTGGATTTATAACTGCATCTGATAGTTCTATTACAAATAAACTACCGCTTGCTGGTGGTACGTTAACTGGTGATTTAACTATATCTAATGTTCACCCTCAAATAAATTTAACTGACACAAATAATGATTCTGATTATAGGATTCAAAATTTAAATGGAGTATTTAAGGTTATTGATATAACAAATGGAGGTAATAGATTGACTATTGCCTCTAATGGAGTAGTTGATATACAAGGTAACCTAAATGCTAATAATGGTCTTGATGTAACAGGTGATCTGACAGTAAGCGGAAACATGACCGTTTCTGGTACGACCACAACGATTGATACGACTACTCTTACAGTTGAAGATAAAAATATTGAACTAGGTAAGGTATCAACCCCGACTGATACTACTGCTGATCAAGGAGGTATAACTTTATTAGGTGCTACGAATAAGACGTTCCAGTGGTTAGATGCTACCGACAGTTGGACAAGCAGCGAGCATATCGCATTACCTGATAATAAAAAATTACAACTAGGAGATTCTCAAGATTTAGAAATTTATCATGATGGTAGCAACTCTTACCTTCAAGATATTGGAACTGGTCATTTAATAATTACAAGTAGTCACTTACAGGTAAAAAATGCAGGTAATAGTGAATTAATTGCAAAATTTATCGAAAATGGAGCAGTAGAACTATATTACGATCATCAAAAAAAGCTTGAGACAACTTCAAGTGGAACAACTATAAGTGGAAATTTAGAACTTTCAAGTACATATCCAAGTCTTACTTGGACAGATACTAACCACAACAGTGATTACAGGATTACTAATAATGATGGTCAATTAATTATTTATGATATTACCAATTCGGCACACAGATTAAATGTAAATGCAGATGGCAACATACAAATACCAACAGATAACGCAAGATTACAAATAGGTGCATCTCAGGATTTAGAGCTTATACATACTGGATCAAGTTCTTTTATACAAAATACTACTGGTTTCTTATTTGTACAAAGTAATGATTTAGCTTTACGTTCACTAGGTCAAGAAAATTATGTAGTTGCTGATGCTAATGGATCAGTAGATTTATATTACGACAACAGTAAAAAGTTTGAGACAACTGCAACTGGAATTAAAGTTACTGGTACTACAGCTACTGGTTCAGTATTTTTAGGTGATTTTAGAGTTAAAGATACAGACGATTCTAACTTTGTTACCTTTAAACCAGGAGAAAATCTAGTCAGATGGCATGACAATGATAAAGCTGTTTTTGGAGGTTCTAATGATTTAGAAATTTTTCACGATGGCACAAAAAATAGAATCAATAGTTCTAACCACCCTTTAACAGTAAAATCTGGAAGTACTTTTAAACTTGTCAATGGTGACGGTACTGAAGAATTAATTGAAGCAACGACAAATGGATCAATAGAACTGTCATACGACAACAGTAAAAAGTTTGAGACTACAAGTTCTGGAATATTCGTAACAGGTAATATATTACAATCTGGTTTTCTAAAGGTTAATGATAATCAACCTATATATGCTGGAACAGGTATTGACCTACAAATTTTTCACGATGGTACAAATAGTAACATAAAAAATATTACTAATGATTTAATTATTGAAAGTACTGGTGACGATGTTTTTATAAAAA